TACCCATTGGAGCGCCGCCTCTTCTGTAACCTTTTGCCTTCATCTTCATTACCGTCTCCCAAATAAACCAGAGTTACCCGGTTTCTTGTTGATTGATCCGCCTTTCGCGGCGAAAGTTTTAACCATTGTAGGCTTACCGCCTACGCCTTGCCGCTTAGACCTTTTTCTGGCTACCGCACTTTTCTTTTGACTTTCCGTCATGCTGGCCGCTTTTGCTGCCGGAACGCACTTTGGGTATGACCTGCCACTTTTTTTTGATGCGCTTTTTCGGCCACATTCCTGAAGCTTTCCGTCCTTCTTTTTAGCGCCAATATCAACCCAATTTTCGCCAAACCATTTGTCTAGTCCGGTCTTAGCCACGGGGCACTTTTACCATTTTACGTTTAGATTCCATAACAGCACCACAGCCTTTTGGTTTCATAAAAACCGCGCCGCCCTTGTTCATTTTCTTCGGAGTCTTGTAAGCGCCGCCCATCTTCTTGTACTGCTTGACCATGTACGCATTTGCGTATGCTGACGGATAAACGTCAAACTTAGCCTTTGCCTTAGCTTTTGCTTTGGCGTAAAGGCTTGGGTTTGCTACGTTTTTTGGTGTTGAGCTTGCCATGATTAGAGACTGTTAAAACCTGTTTTAAAAATGTTTTTGTTACCAACAGCGCCAGAGCCATAATTTATTGGCATGATTGATCGGTTTTGTCCGTAATCAATAGGGGTATTTTCTTCCCGCTTCATATAACCTGTTGGAATATACCCGCCCATAAAGTTGTCAATCGGAGTCCCGCTGAATCCCGGTTCAACCGCAATAGGCCCAACATCTACGTTTTGGTTGCCACCGCCTGTTCCAACGGTAGGAGTTTTAGCGTTAATTTCATCGATAATCGACTTCCGCAAAGCGTCAACGTCAATATCTTGCTGCGTCCCGACACTGCCCTTTAACGCATCGATCTGAGCCTGAATAGGGTTTATCGCGCCAGTAATTGCTTCTTGTCGCTGAGCTGCAATAGGATTCATTGCAGCGGCTATAGCTTCTTGTCGCTGAGCTGCAATAGGATTCATTGCTGCAGCTATAGCCTCTTGACGTTGAGCTGCAATAGGATTCATTGCTGCAGCTATAGCATCGGCACGTTGTTTAGCGATGTCATCAGGGTTCAGCATTTGCTTTTGAAGTTCTGAAAACCGAGTGTCGAAATCTCCTGTAGCGCCGGTCAATGACTCTTGAATGGCGGCAAGCTCTTCTTTCGTCGCAGTTCCGTCCAAAGCCTTTTGCATCGTCTCAATGTCAACGCCTAGTTGAGTGCTTGCAGTCGCGGCACTAGCCACAGTTTCTTGGAGTTGGTTTAAACTTTCCATAGAAGCAAGGCCGCCGATCTTTCCTTCCACATCGACCTTTAGGGCATCAATTGCTGTGTTGATTTGATCCGGCGATAAGGTTCCAGCTTCCAGAGCCTGCGCAATAGAAGTGTTGACCTGATCGTTGGTTAAAGCGCCGTCACGAAGAGCTTCCATTTGCGAAAACAAATCTTTTCTCTCTTCACTCGAAGTGCTTTTAAGGTTTTCAGACTCACCGCGCAATTTTTCAATCTGAAGCTGCAAGTCATCAATCGGAAGGCCAGCGATATTGTCTTTAAGGGTCTCTACATTGGCCTCGATATTCCCGATCAAGGTTTCTCGTTCGCCGCGCAAGGCTTGCAATTGAGCAGAGTTTTCCGTCTGAATATCGCTTTGAATTGTAACTAAATCGCCTTTTACCGCATCAATTTGCTGCTGAGCAGCTTCTGCTGCACTTTTTTGAGAACCAGTAAGCGCAGCATCACGAGCATCAAGCTCAGTATTGATTTGAGCCGTAGTATCGTTTAAAGAAGCGCCAAGCTCCCCGATTCTAGTGTTTATGTCTCCGATTAGAGAGCCTTGCTTGTCCTCTAAACTGCCAATGGCGGCTGCTTGCGCAGTCTTGACTCGCTCCTCTTGAGCCGCCAAGTCAGTAGCGGTCTGGTCCATGTTTGCTTGAACCATGTCAGAAATGCGCTGCTGCTCTGCCGAGATCGTAGATCTTTCGTCAAGACCCTGTTGGCGCAAAGCTGCGGTCTCAGTATCGACACCGGCCTGAAGTTCTTTGATACGGTTCTCAAGAGCGGTCGTCATATCTGATCGCTGAGATGACGCAGCGTCAGAAGAGGTTGAGATCTCTTCTCTTAAAAGAGTTTGGAGGTTGTCGATTTCCGTCTGGCGAGCAGCGGAAGAGGCTTCATCCGCAACTTTTTGCTCTGCCATAATCTTGCTGTACTGATCAGCAAGAAGCTCGTCTGTAGAAGGACCTTCAAGCTGGCGCATTGTTGGAGTAGCAGGAGCCTCTCTCGGGCCACGGTCATAAACCGGTTGCTGCATCAAGTAATCACTCAGCGACCCGTAAGGGGAAGCCGAACTTCCGTATTCGTCTTGAGCGCGGCTTAAATCAGTTGGTTCTGCCATTTATATCACCATGCCTTGCAAGACCAGTATCGAGGCGTGAGTTTGTCCTTCGCCGTTGAGCACTTATGGCGAGCACGAAAACTGGCTCTTCGTTCTGGTATGTTTTTTTTGATTGTCATGTTTGGATCACCGAAACGAACCAGCTTAACTTGATCGCCTTGACGAGCAAGAACCGCGAACTTCTTATTGCCGCCAGAAGTCCTTTTAGGTTTGTTAAAGCCGGAAAAAGACTCGCCGCGATATGATACGCGGCCAGCCTCCGTTCTCTTAGTGTCCTTGGTCGTAGCCATACTAGGCGTACTCTTTTACAAGTTCCAAGATAACCGTGTAAGTGTCGGTACTGCTCGCCCCGATAGTGGTGAACAAAATATCTCCCGTTACACCGCTGCCAGCATTGTTTGGAATGCCGGTGAAGTCAGAATAATCATGAAAACCATTGCTGTCGGGCGATAGGCCGATAATCAACGTGTTTGCGGTGGCATCGCACAAAAGCTCAACGCCCATGCCTACACACTGCCACCATATTTTCGCAACCGTGACTTTGGAGCAAGATTTACCGGCGCTATTTGCAGTCAGGGCAGATACATCCACCTTGACCACATTAGCCTCTCCGGTTCCGTCCGAAATATTTGTAAACTTCAGGACAGCTTTGCGCTCGCCGTCCTGAATGGTTTGTGACGTGACTGCATCAGCCATTATTACTCTCCTGAGTTATAGCGATTAAGCGTCAGCGAAAGGCGTAACAATCGTTCCTGAACCTAGCAATAAAGAGTCATGAACCAAGTACATTGCATCGTCAATAGCAGTAATCCTGATAACACTACCGACAATTCCGCCTTTAGTTGATCCATTTAAAGTGATGACATCGTTAGATGCTGCAGGAATAAACGCTTTTTTAGCGCCATCATCTACGGCAACCATTGCCGCGCCAACAAACTTGGCAGTGCCGTCAGTCAAGATATCAAGATCAGTCGCTGCGGTTTCTACATAAAAGAAAAACGAAGCGCCAGTGTTGTTGTCTTGGCTAGGGGCCGTTGGGTCAGTGGGGGTGTTCACGTTGATAGATGGCAAAGTGAACTTGCCGTCTGCATCGTTTAGCAAAATGATTTTGCCCGCATGAGCAGCTACGGTAAGCGTAGTGTCTGCCGCAAGGCTGATCGTGCTGTTCACGCCTGCAGTGATAAAGCCAGCTAAAGATCTAACGGGACCAGAAAAAGTAGTTTGTGCCATGGTATTTTCACCTCTTACGAAAGGATTCGCCCTAATGTCTTCGTAACGTCCGCTGAGCCGGTCGTTAGGGCTGTTTTTCTCAGTTGACCAACATTCTAGGGCAATATTGAGACAAAAAAAAGGGCCTTTCGGCCCCTTTCTCTTTAGGCTCCTTGTGAGCCGTAAATGCCTCGCCAATCGGACCAGCCGAAACTATAACGCTCACGCGCCTTATATCGGATGTTTCCGGTTGAAAAGTCAGGCTCCATAGAAGTTTCCATCGCAGAGCGTTGGAACATCTTGAGGCCTTCGCCTTGGTCTGTAACCGAAGTCAACAAGAAGAAGGCATCTGGGTCGTTCAGATAATGGTTAACAGTGTAACCACCGGGCAGAACGCCAGTGCTCTTGATCGCGTTGAGATCGTTGTCAGCAGTACCAGATCGCTTGTCCGAATTCAAAATTCGGTCAGCAACAAAGACCAACTGAGGAGGTACGACTAACTTAGTCGCCTGAACCGAAATGGTCAGTCCTCGGTCATCAGTGTAAGTGCTGATGTCGATCAAAGCATCTTCCAATGAAGTTTCATTTAAATCAGACATAGTAGCCGCTCGGTTAGCGGCAGTACCGCCACCAGACAACGGGTGAGCTGTGTTGATTAAAGAAACGCCATCGCCGCCAGTATAGGTGCCACTGAACGCATTGTTCAGTACATCAGCGCCTTTTACTTCTTTGGTGTTACCCATAGAGCGAGCAAGTGCCTTAACATAACGCTTACCTAAACTGTCATAAAGATTATCTTCTACAGCTTCCTCGGTGAGCGCAAATGCCAACGCAATTGTCTGATGCGTATAACGTGCCGAGTAAGACTCGCCAGCATTATCAAAGACAACACCTTGACCTTCAGTTTTAGTTGGTGCTGAACCGAAACCGGTAATGAGGACTTCTTCCTCGAAGGCACGCTGAGAATCTTCAATTGCGAAGATTTCTTCGTACTCTCGATCGTAGCTGTCATAGCTCATGCCGAACAACGAGTTCAAGCCGGGTTCTAGCTCTTTAGCTAGTTGTGCTCTTGAAATAGCCATTTGTTACTCTCCTTATGCTAATCCAGCGCCTTTAATGCCGAATACATGGTTTTCGATTACGACAAGCACATTGGTATGCGCTGCCGATACGTCTGAATTTGTAGGATCTTCAGAAATATCAATCGCCTTTACTGGCAGCGTCAAAGCTGTTCCGCCGTCAGTTACTTGCAGTTCAGCCCCAGAAACACCAGATAGGGTAGAGCCTGCCGTCGTGTAAACGATATCAAAGTTACCAAACAAATCAGCAATCGGGAAGGCTATAGCCGCCTGAATTTCAAAGACCACCATTGGGTCATCGATAATAAAAGCGATAAGGTCCGAAGCGTTAGTGCTTGCCGGATAGTAATTGCTATACACTTGCTCACCAGAGGTGGGGTCTGTGTACTGACAACCATTAAATACACCAACAATGGGCACTACGCCCCCGTCAGCATGAAGGGCAATGTGCCCACCGGTTACCTGAGTAACCATGTCACCTTGAAAAATGCTCGTATCATAATTCGCAGCAATGCGATAGCGACTTTGACCACCAGTATAAGGTGCTCCGCCGATCATCCGAACAGGTTTCATTCCAAAAGCGGCATCTTTATTAGCCATTTTTATCTCCTTGAGACTTAGCGTCTACCAAATGTTACTTGGGAGTCTCGCTGAGGGTCATACTTAACGTAACGCTGATCGCCGCGAGTCTCATTGAACATTGTGTTATCCAATGCGTCAGTGGCCGCTTGATTTTTCGCATTATAATATGCGTTGCGCTCTTCAACCGTTTCGTTTGGTATTTTCGCCAGCAATAATCCTTCGTTGTATATGACTCCAGCGTGCTTTCCGGCATCCATTGTAGGAAGTTCCCACTCTGGAGGAAGATCAGATGCTTTTACAAGCTCCCAACCTTCCCTTATCCGTCTGCTTACGTTCGCCCGATCCTCTTGCCCTAGCATTGATTCCCTGATCCACCGATAGGTGTAACCGGGAGGTGCCGGGGGAGTTTCGAGCTTACGAACTGGTCGCCACGGTCGTCGTCGAGCCTGTTTATCGTGCGTCTCGGAATCACGCGAAGCGCGGGTCTTATTAGCTGAATCTGTCATTATTTTGCCTCCCTTTGAGCAATTTTTTGCTTTTCTGATGCTACACGTTTAAGCCAAGCTTCCTCGGACATATTGTGCGGCTTCAAACCACGGAGGCGCTGAAGTTCAGATTGAGTGAACTTAACACCACGCTTGCTGCCTTGTGTTTGTTGCCGTCCAGCAGAACTGGCGGAAGCGACTCTTTGCACAGCGGGTCTATCTTCCTTTTTTTCGGCTACCGAACTACCCTGTAAGGTTGGGTAGATTCGGAAAACTCTTGTGTCCAATTCATTGTAATACTCTTCGGAGTCTGGTTCAAACCCCTCGTTAATGAGATTGAAATGAGTGAAGTACGCAAACTGAGTCGCCTGAAGGTTTTCTTCGTTCTCAGAATCGCCATACCATTTGTTTTGATCATGCCAGCTTAAAGCTTCGTCCGTAGGTTTTACTTCCTGCTGAACTTGCTGCTGAGGCTGCTGGTATGCCTGATAGTTTTCTTGCGAGACTTGCTGGGAACCGCTCTGCTCGGCAACATACTGTGACTGCCTAGACTGAGCAACTCGAAGCTTTTCTTTCTGAATCGCAATATCGTTCTTTAGAGTGTCCGCCTTGGAAATCAAATCAGCGTCACCAGACCGAATAGCTTTTCGATAGATATCATCTATCTGGCTTTCTTTTGAGGCCAAAGCTTCTTGCTCTTTCTGAAGCACAGTCGTCTGTTGAGCTACGGAATGCTTTTTATAAGCATCAAGCTCCTGATCCTTTTGCAAGGCAAGAGACTCAAGATACTGAGCGCGATCCTCAGCTTGCTTGGTCTTTTGGTTTAGCTTATTGATCCGCTTGCTAACCGATTTGGTGTAGCGCTCAAGCTCGTCGTCGCTGCTTACAGACCCAGACTCTTGGCCTTCTGGTGGATCTTCAACAATCTGAACCTCGATTTCTTCTTCTACCGCGTTTGAATTTTCTACTGTCATCGCCAGCTACTCACTATGTCATCAGGGTTAAGGATAGTACCAATGACTTCATCATCATTGATTATGCGCACCTCGTCTCCGTCGTCAAGTTTGAAACGAGCACCAGCATACCGGCCAATTAACACCCAGTTGCCTTCTTCGCACCATGGTGTTTCGCCGTACTTTTCTTTGTCCGAGTAACAGAGCAGACCTTTTTTCACAACATAAGCAACAACCGTTGCAAGTGATTCTCGGTCCACGGTTTCTTTGGTTAGATGAATGCCGCCCTTGCTTGTTCGTTTCCCGATATAAGGGATAACAAGCATTCGCCAACCCGAAGGTGTAGGCATCCTCTCCAGTACGGTTTTACTCAGCAATGACGGATCTAAAACCAAATCCTCTTTCTGAATAAAGGCCGATTCAATCGACGGTTTTGTCACTAGCGCTCTCCTTTTGCGTAAAAGTCTTGGATATGTTGCTCCACCAAGTTTAACGCAGTTAGCTCGCCTTGCAAACTTTTATAGTGTTCCATATCTTTTAGCAAACCTTCGCACAAAGTTTCAATAATCAAACTTCGCCGGTCGCCTACCATTCGCTTTAAAGATGAGGCTAGGTCAACGTCGTCTCTCATACGCGCTCGTAATAATCTAGGCCCTTAGTCGCAGCGCCAGTTCCTCTGGTACGCATCTTCTTGACCTTAACCTTTAACTGACCCTTCGAGACAGCACCGCCGTCTTTCATGCCTTTTGATGTTTTCATCGCAATAGCGACGGCCTGATCTTTTGGCTTACCTTCTTTTCTGAGCATACTAATATTCCTACTAATGGTTTTTTGACCGCTACCCTTCTTCAGAGGCATCGCTTGTCTCCTCTTCTACTGGCTTCTTCCTAAAAGAAACTTTTGCTTTAGGCTTAGGCTGAACTGTCTTCGGCGCTACAGGACTCGGCGCTTCAATCGCTACAGAAACCGGCGCTGCAACTCCTTGTTTAATTCTCGCCAACTTTGCCTCAAGCCTTGCTTCATCTGCTGCCTGCTGAAGATTTTTCTTCTCGGCAATCATCTCAACTTCTGCTCGCTCTGCTTCACGCATCAAAGCTTTGTTTCTTCGAAGCTCCGCCTGCTGTTCAAGAATATAACTGGTTGTCATCGTATACCTCCAAATTTAGCCTGCAACTCAAGCAACTTTAACTCAGCCTGCTGCTCAAGTCTCTGTGTGGCAATATCAAGTTTATCGTCTGCTACCGACTTCTGAACGCCGATTCTTTGTTTCGCAATTTCAGACTCAAGGAGCTTTTCTTCGCCTCTTTGGGCCTGCTTGTCTTCAAACTGGCTTTGATCTGCGTTCAATTCTTGCTCTCTTAGATCCAGCTCTTTTTGTCGAATCTGGACTAAAGGGTCTTCCTCGCTACCTTGACCAATTGACATCAAGAAGTCCTGCGTCAACTGAGCCATGATTGGCGATGAGAAACTTTCGGTGATCATCTGAATCTGACTAACCACTTGCGGCTGCTGCTCTGGCGGTACTTGCGTCATTTGCTGCTCAAGCTGCTGAACCTGCTGCTGTATCTGTGGCGGCATTTGCTCTTTCGCCATCTGAGTAGACATAAACTGCAAGTGCTGCATACTGTGCGCAATGATCAAAGCCTGCAACTGCGGGTTGGTTTTCACAACCTCAGTCAAAAACAAAGACCTATGAGTATCAACGTGAGCCTGATGATTTTGTGGCTCAAAAGCTTGCTGAGGCTGACCCATCATAAAACCACTGTTTTCAATTCCTGCATCAATCGGAGCAGGGGGTGGGGGCGGTGGCGGTGGCGGCTGCAGAAGGCTGTCAACATTGTCGATCCCTAAAGCAGAATACATCCTGCGATAAGCCTCATAAGTGCCTTTAGGTCCGTGAATCTCAGGGTTCGACTGTACGAGCTGCATTAGCTCTTGAGCCATTGTGATTCTTTGAGACTGGCTGAAAATGTTAGGG